CTCTTAATATTTCATATTATACCTGTTGTAGAATACTTTTAAACAAAAGCCCAAAAAATGAAAATGATTCTAATGATCTTGAACTTGGTCCAATTTAATTAAAGTAACAACATGCTACTTTGAACGATAACTGGATTTGCACTTTTCGATTCCGCGGGGCGGGCAGTCACATCCTTTGTTTCCACCGTTACCGCAACTTTATCCCCGGGTTTAATTGAGTCTGAAAGAGGTACTTTCGCAGTTTTTTCATTAATAATTTCAACTTCGGCATCTGCTACTGGTCTATCATTGACTTCAACCTCCACCTTTTTAATCTCATCGGTTTTAATATTATCAGTAACCAATATTGCATCTTTACCTCCGTTCTGTGTAAAAACCACAACAAGTCCATCTGAATCTTCAGGGACACCAAGTCCACCAATAGGTTCTACTACCCCTCCACCAATAACTTCAGCCGCACCCCCAACAATAAAACCAACAACCGGGTCTCCATTTATTGTAGTGGCTCCCGCTTTAAAGACAATGGAAGGGAGTTTTTTAATATTCTTGTATGGTATCCCGCATCCCTGAACTCCAGGGGCTACGCTTTTATAATAGGGTACGTAGGTAGTGCGTATACCACCTGCGGCTGCCGAACATTTTGAGGCGGGTCCTTTGCAGAATTTTCTAGTATTCCTGTAGCTGTTGCGCCAAATTGCTCCATTTACTTTCGGATAACCGCACACACCCTCCATACAATTTACCCGTTGTCCCATGTATCTACTAATGTATCCCTGTCTACCAATCTTAGATGGGCAACCTGACATTTTAAGACCAAGTTGGTTGGTATTAACTGAACCGATACGTTGTCGCGCTCTCCCGTAGTATTTTACCATTTATATAATAGTAATAGAAAATTCCAATTAAAAAATTAGAATATAGTATCAAGCGATGTCTTCTCGGGACATGAAAAACTTTACCCCTCCCGCGGAAAGTTTCTTTCCATATTAAATATTCCATTTGCGATACTAAACAATTGTTGTTATTAACTAGCCATGAAACAAGAATGATAAAATAAATATAAAGCACTTTATAGTGGAAAATCCATAGAAATGGCGTAATATGCATTCCAATATTATGTGATAAAAACCAGGTTGTTTTTATCAGATTCTTCATTCATATAATTATAGATTACTAATTAAGTCTATTAATCAATAACAATTAAATTTTCTAAATAATACTCATAATGGAAATAACAAAACATATCGATCTTCTATTCTGGATATCCATTTGTTATAGCTTATGGCTCATGAGAGCTATATACAAAAATGATCTTGGTTTGCGTGATAAACTTATAAAAAGTTTTATCGGAAAGGATGAGATTATAGCACTAACTGCTATGACAATAACAGCAGGTTTAGGTTTTTACGCTATAAAAACCCACCCCAAAAGTTCAGATGCCGTGAAAAGAAAAAAAATAAGGCGGGCGTTAAAAACGGGAATACTTGCATTCATAATTGCATTTTTTGGACATTTGGGTTTATGGATAGCACCTTTTTTCTTCACATTGGTCATTGAATTAATTGAGTTTTAATGGATAAACACCTTTATTTTTTTCTATGTTTACGAGACCTTCTCCCTTTTCTCTTTTTACGGCGGCGCGTCTTTTTACGCCCCCTTTTCCTACGTTTACCACCGTGCGATCTTTGACGTTGTAAAACTGGTCTAATTCCATTATTATCTATTCTATAACAAGGTCTGACGCACGCTGCCAACGCATTTGGATATCCTAATAACTCACCCGGATACCACAATCCATTCTTATATTCCATAATATACCATACGTTATCCTCATCGTGATTATCTACTTCTTCGCTTAGATAATTCATTATTAGTTGCGCTTCATCATCTTCTTCAGAACTATACTGAGGGTTATTGAAAATCTTATCTTCAAATTCCGATACCGCCTGCGATGTCTTTGCAATAATCCATGTGGGCATTTCCTATATAATCCTGGGAAAAAAAGCTATCTCCAGTCTTCCTTTTTTATTTATTCATTCAACTCCTTTTCCCACGCTCATTCACGCTCCTCCATAATATTCTTTCTGCTGCTGCATCATGCTATGTAGTATAACGCCGCCTTTTGTCGTTTTGCGCTTGTTTTTCTTGTCATTTTCTTTCACTTGCGAACTACTCAGTTTTTTGTTTTTAAGGATTTTGGCGGCATCTTTCGCAGCTTGTTTCGCAAACATTTCCGCAACCCTGCGCTGTCTTTTTTCCTCCTTAGCCTTAAGTTTGGCTTCATACGCCGGTCTTCTTTTCTCCCACCTACTTAAACTCGTATACTTTTCAGATCCCGCCGCATGTCTTAAGGTATAAAGACTACGAAGCTTCCAATCGGATCCCACGGCTTTTTCGCTCATAATATACACATCGCCACAATTTAGTCTTATATCAATCGGCTCGCCTACCGGCATCCCATCCTTAAACCACTGCCACCGCATCGGATAATTGTCACAGCCAATACTAATACATATGACAACTACCCGTTCTGTATCGCCGTGAAAACCGATGCCAGTGTTTTTAAGGTTATAATACCGATTACCCTCCACTACATTAATTTCTACCTTTGATTTGCTATCAATGGCTATCAAGCCCGACGCAATTGTGCTCTTTAGCCTCTCTACCGCTTGATTTAAGGCGATTTTCTTTTTAAGGTCAACGATTCTACCCTTGCCTTGCCAAACATCCGGCTCCTGCTCTCTACCGGCGACATAGCATAGGTTCGTCCGAGCACGCTTATTCATCCTTTTCCCGCGCACCTTAGTTTCAACGCCATCAATGATTTCAGTCCTATACTTATTTTTATCCAAATACTCGGCATCCCACGCATCCGCCGCCAATTCCCTATATATATCCTGTACTGTCGTCGCCTCAAATGCTGTTTGTACCCAATTCCTTAAAAGTAACACTCTGGCTTGGTCGCCCGTTTCCAACACCGCTATTTCGTCTACTCCGCTTAACGCATTAAGGTCCAATACCTGAACGGCTTGCCCCATCCCCCATCCAAAACGAGTACCCAAACCCTCAATGTCTTGTGCCGTAAATCCTTCGCCCTTAACCGGCATGCGACCTATAATCTCCATCCCCGCATGATTCTCTCCGCCGGGAGCGCAAGTTAAGGAAAACCGCTCTTCGGACATTCTCTGCGCGATAGACTTGGTAATATCGTATAATTTTGCTTGTTTGAGATTCACCTTGACCTTGCCCTTGCTTCCCTTAACTTGCACTTTCTTGCTTCCTGCTTTATCTGCCATTTTGTCTCGTTTTGCTTTTTATAAAATTTGAAATTAAAGTCAAAATCAAATCAATTTTTTGAAACTGGCACATATATTTGTATATGTATATTAATGATAGACATTAACATATATTTAGGAGTATTAATCGTGTCTAAAACAGAATAAAAGTTTAGAAAATAAATATATAGAAGGTCATGAATAACAATCTGGTCGATATACCCGCGATATTAAATAACAGTATATATACTGTTGAAAGGGAACAAATAGGACATACGATAATAAATGGAAAAGGGATAGAGATTTTAAAAGGAAATAAAAAAAATGTTGCTTTACTAACCGCGCATCTTATAACTGAAATCAAAAAATCCCTTGAAATTTCAAAAAAATATGGAAAGACAATGGGCAATGTTCATTTATATTTGAAAGGTTGTACATTACGGAGTTTATCAATTACCATGTTTAAAAAAATCGTGCGAGTACTATCTCAAACCTTTGAAGATACCCTTAATTACTGTTATATTTATGATATTTCAAAAATGGCTACAATGACATGGAATTTAGTAAAGCATTTCGTAGATCCTGATACGCGAAAGAAGATCCTAATTATTAATACACAAGTTAAAAGTCGTTAATTGTAAAGTTTACCCGTCTTTTTCCAATATATCCGACAATACAGTGATTGGTGTTAAATATGTTACGAATAAGACGTCTAATTTTCTGACGCGAAATATCTCTAATTTCGCGACGTAGATGTCCAAATGTATAGATATTGCGGACATTGTTTAATTGCCAAAAATACTGTGGAATGTAAAGTGATGCGACGAGATCAGGATTTTTATAGGAAAGTTGATTCATTGACAAGGTGAATTGCCTTTTTTCGTGGAGTAATGTATTTACAGGTATTAATTCTTTAGAATATTTCTTGAGAATACCAAAAGTTTCTTTTAGAACTTCAACGACGTTTGAATCAGATGTTGATATAGAAATAACAAAGGATGTTCCGCACAGATTCTCTATACTATATATTGATGCGCCATATACTAAGTTTAATTCCAATCTCAAACGCTTCACAATAAGAGATGTTAAATCACTTGCAATAATTTTATTCAAGAATGGTAAAAGTTTTGAATCTTTATCATTTGGTAGAATATTGGACGGGAAATTAATGGATATTTGAGTATTTTCAGCTTTATTATTTCTAACAAAGATCACCTTTTTTCTGAATGTGAAACAGCTTTTCAAACGGTTAAAATGTAACATCCGGCAATTAAATTCATTGCGAGGCAGACTAGACGTTTTTTGTTTAAAATACTTAATGATGCTATCCCGTTTAAATTTTCCACTAACAGTAAACATCAGACAATTCTCCACCCTACTTCGGTCCATGTAGTCGTATAGCATCTTAATATTAATATTATCAAGGGCAGTTATTTGTTTTTTATAATCTGCAACGTTTTGAAGTCCTTTTGATTTATAAAAATTTTGAACAATTAAATTACTGAGTTTCCACTTGGGATTATTGATGTATCCTTCTAATTCCTCGCGAACTATTTTTTTTTCATCTGTGAGCAAATTAGGTGTGATTCTTGGATGAAATATAATTTCAAATATGTAATCCAATATAACAGATTCAAATTTTGGTAGAGCTTTAGCCCAATATTTTGTATACATGGATGAGGTGGAAGCGTTGCTAGAAATCCCATATTTCTCAAGATATAGACTACATTTCATAGTACCACATCTTTGCCATGCAGACATTATTATATGTTCTAAAAGATGTGCTATTCCACTATCGTAGCTATTCTCCAATAAGCCACCGCCGAAAATATTACAATCAATGCGGATAGCATTTGAATGGGGCAGAGGTAGTAATAGAAGGTAGTAGCCGTTAATATTTAACAGCGATGGTGGTTTCTTATAGAATCCTATTTTTTTTCTTGTCCGAGATTTTTTGGATTTATGATTTTTTTTTGTTCGGCTATTACTCATGTTATATATATCCGTTAGAAAAAAGGAAATAGCCGTTATTATTGATATAGTCGTTAGAATAGCGTAAAAGAGGGAAGGATTTTGAGAAAATTGAAGTA